TTATAATAAATGAATCAATGATATTTGTAGCTGATGGGTCTACTAAATTAAACTGATCAGTTCTATGGAACCACATAAAGTTTAATTCATCACGGCCAATATGTCTAGTGTATAATCTAGTATTAGGGTTAGTATTATTTTGATCTAACGTCCAGAAGTTTACATTATCAACTGTTGTTTTTATAGGAATCCAACGGCCAATAATAGAAGTTCGGTAGAAATATACATAAGAATTCATTACGATTTTGATACTATTAGCTACCCAGTTTCCATTAAGTTGGATTTTGGTAGCAACATTACCTTCAGTTAATGGAATACTCCATGTAGATCCTAATGTAGTGCCGTATGGAATAGCAGTCCAGGTTACACCAATTAATTGATATACTGTAATGTCATTACTAACAGTTGGTAGATTAGCAAGATATTTACCAGATTCAAGAGTTATTAATTGATCAGCACCACCTACTAATGTATATGTTTTAGTATAATCGAAGATTTCAGGGTACGTTAACTGATCAGGAATATGGTCACCATTAACATCGTGAGCAGTTACAGACATTCTATGAATATCTATTAAGCCAGCGTTTGGTAAATTTTGATCTAATAATTCAATACCTAATACATCCATAGAGTATAATCTTGATAATATACCTGTTCCTGATGCATTCGTGTTAGCTTTTAACAGTTGAATGGTATCCATATTAGAGTTTAATGAATCATATGTTATAACACGAGAAGTTGTATTAGTATTCCAGAATTTAGTTGATTCACTTTGGATGATTAATCGTTCTGAAGCATGTTGAATTGTCCATCCAGCTAATATACTACCAACAATAGTTTTAGTTACAATCATCATCGCAATTGAATCTGGGTATGTTGGTGTATATGGATATGGAGATATAGTCCAATGATCATTAGTTATTGAATAGTATATGGTAGCAGAACTACTCATAAGATTTAACTCATTACCAATATCAGTCAATTCATCCAATCTAAATATTTTACGCATAGAAGAGGCAGGATGTCCAGCCGCTTCCAGCGCTGCACCAATAATATTAAAGAAGTCCATTGAACTTAATAATGGTTGAATATAATCAATCAATAATTCATTAACAGAAATTGGAGTATTAATAATTGTTGTTAATCCTTTATCAGGTGTTTTAGTATCGTAGTATAATACTAAATCATCACCAACTAATTTAACATTTTCATAGTACTCAGCCGGATCATGCCAGTATAAGTATTTTGAATCACCTGAGAATGTTCTGTTAACAGCACGTAATTTAATAATAGAAGGGTCTTGTAACATAAAAGTATTATAGTCACGACCATTAACCATACGATCTTGGGTATAATAAACGGAAGGTGCTACACTTCTAATATGTTCAATATCTTCTGATTTAGAATTATTTTGAATAGTTCCAATTGAAGAGAATGTAAACGCACAAGTTTGTGTATTATTACTAGAATCTAGATATGTAAAGGTTGCTGTTTTCTCAGAGATAGCATTTTGTGGTATAACAATATTATCATTTTGAGAAGTACGATACCATATATGGAAATCTCCAGATGGAACATCCGCAAATTCACCATCACCAAATATTAATTTAATGCCATCATTAGCAGTGGTTTCAATTTCATATTTGTGTCTATTGGTATTAGTATTGAATATTATATTTTGGGCATGTGATAAGTCTACCTCAACCCATTCACCGGAACGTGCAGTAGGATTAGTAAGATCGTCAATAATTTGTAACGATGAGTCTACGTTATTAACCCAAACATCAGTATCGTTAATGTTAGTGTCGTTGATGGTTTGAACTTGGTTAGGAGTAACACCATCAAAGGTTGACACAAAACGTTTTAAAGTTCCTTGTTTAGTAAAGCAAAAGAACCCAGTAGTATTAGATGAATCACCAAGACCATCTGAACCGTATAATAGTGTAAACGGTACGTTTACTTCTGGACGTTTTTCAAGTGGACCATATTGATCTAAAGTAACTGGAACTAATTCCATTCCAAGTGATGTACCAGAGACTGTGGTTGAATATGAGAATACAGTTGGACCATTTGAGGATAATGGGGTATTATTTAATGAATATAATTCAAATAATATATCACCAACTTGAACACGTTCTGACGGTTTAACTGAACCAAATTCTTGTTGAATAACTTTATTAACAACAATTAAAAATTGTTCTTTCCAATTTGTATTATTAATATCATTCCATACGATTTTTTTATTAGATAAATTTCTACCTAATGAATCAAATACAGCTTCAGAGGTTTGTATAGAAGTTAATTTAACCAAACCCCTAGCTGGGATATTACGTGACGGTGAATAAGATATTAATTTAGCAAGACGTAAAACAGATTCTTTTCGTTGAGCTGTTGTTAAAAAATTCTCATGAGTATTCATGTCAACACGGTAAGCAAGTTGCTCACCCATGTATGCGAACATTTCTAAGATCGCAATAAATTCAGATGATTCTATAAAATCATTAAATGCTTCTGGGAAATATAATTTAATATAATCCAATAAACTTTGTTTGATTGTATTATAATCATAACTTGAGAAGTTTACAGTTTGAAATGCTTCATAAACTGAACTCCAAGCTTCTGCTCTGCTAACTGTACGCGACATTAAGAAATCCTTTTAAATTAATATTTTATTTATGAACTAAATTCAATGTTAAATTCAAAGTCACCAGTGACATTTAGTTCAACATATAATAATTTAGTTCTAGTTACAACAGCATTATTATCAAAATCTGGTGTAATAGCATATTCTAACAATTCAACACGAGGGTCATATTTAAACACTCGTAATAATTCATCTGTTAATATGCTAAGAGTTGTATCATCAAGTGGTTCAAACACCAGTTCTGGAATAATAGTACCAAAATTAGCCATCATGAGACGTTCACCTTTTTTAGTGAATATATGATTCAAGATATCCGACTTAACTAATTCAATATCAGTTAATTGGAAAGTTCTAGAATTCAAAAATTCATGAGAGTTAAAACCTCGATACAAACCTTTCATTTAAATCCTTAAAATGCTTGCTTCAATAACATTGGAGACATTGGAATAGTTTTACCAGTATCAACGTCAGTTAATTCTGTAACTAGACAACCTGCAGGTGCTTCAGTATCACCATGCTCAACATAGCGTTTTGCTTCCATGGTTGATCTAGCCATAACTTTAACGGTATGTTCTTGTTTTGTGTTAACGTCGTAATATGTTGCTATCCAACGTTTCATTGGTTGTAAGTTAAGTTCTTCTAATAACATAATATTGTTCCTATAATTAGTGTTATGTATTTATCTTTTCCACTTTTTGTTTCTAGGTATAGTTTTATTCCATTCAACTTTACCAACGTTAGGATCATTATACTCAAATTCTGAATCCCAATTTGCACCATTCTTACCAACAACCTTTTTATCTTTATCTCTAGTAACGTGTACAACTCGTGGCCATGGTTCATGTTCAGGTACTCTTGATGTAAAGAATGCTGGTTGTTCTTCAGCATTAAATGCCATTTGAGCAGAAGCTGCTGGAGGACCGTTTAAATGAATTTTAGGACCACCAGTCATTTTAATCATACCATCTGATAATATATTAACATCATCACCACCAGTCATCTTCATTACTTCACCAGATAACAGATTCATATGAGATCCAGAGGACATTCTAATTTGTTCACCAGCTTTAATATGCATATCTGTGTGCGACTCAGCTCGTAAGTCTCCAGATGCTCTAACACGAATATTTTGATCTGATTTAATATGAGTGTTTAGTTTAGAGTGTAGACGAATATCATTATCACTATGAACATGAACACCTTGACCAGCATACATTCTTATTGATTCACCAGCTGTAAAATTGATATCTTTGTTAGCACGCATTGATATAGAACGGTCTGAAAATATATCGATATTACCTTGTTGATCTATTTCGATCCAACTCTTACCTTCTGCAGTATTAATGTAGATACGTTCATTAGTATCATCCATTATGATTTGATGACCACCAGTTGTACGTATCTTAACTCTACAATTTTCTGGACGATCATCCATTGATATGGAGTGAAAGCCTGGGGTAGTCCAGCTGTAGACAGATGAATCTAAGTTTTTTCCATCTGTTGTTGAGTTTTGTAGGTGTGGTTCAGATCTACTAATAGCATAACCTTGCAGTTTATCTGAAGATTTATCATTATCATCAACTTTAGATATTGGGTTGATACCTTTTGATAATTCCCTATCAACACGAGCAACAGAATAATCAGCACCTCTAGTTACCCATTCATAATTATTTCTAGGTAATGCAGTTGGAGTGCCAGTAGTTAAACCTTTATCAGTTTTAGTGAAGTTTGAAGTAAGGTTACCATGTAAAGGTCTAATAGGTTTTTCGGTACTAGATAACGGTCCTGATGGTTGCCCATCGATACCGTATTGTTTATTAGCTTCTGTACCGTTTATATAACGTCCGTGTGGTAGTGTATGAGTCATTAATAATCCATGAACACATCCAATCCATGCTCGCATTTGTGGATTACCATCAATACAAGTAACTAGAACACGATCACCAACATTCGGTATACTCCAGAATCCATATGCAACTGGACCTTCTGTTGCATCTTCATTAGGACCTCGTTTTTCAGAGTTAGAAATACCACCAGCTGGCGCGCTATAAAACGCCCATGGTATGTGTTCAACTAATTTATCATCTGTATCACCAAATTGCGGGCACATTGCACGAATACGACCCATTTGTTGAGGATCATTAGTATCAACCACTACACCAACTGTAACAATATTAGAAGATCTAATAGTACTGCTACGTTTTCTAATTGCGTCAAATTTCTTATTACTCATATTAATTAGATCCAGTATTATTAAAAGTCTTCATTCTTTGTGAAATTGTTTGCTTACTAATATCTAATGCTGAACCTAATAAGAAGTTAGTCTGATCATTAGTAGTCTGTGAGGTATTCCCAGAGACTGTTGCAGTATTATTAGATATATTAATATTAGATGTAGTTGCTACAGCTGCAGCTCTAGGACCAGCTGTAATATTTGGTGCAGAGAAACAATCTTTTGCATCACCAGCTTTTGCATCATATGGGTTTTCAACTGGTAATGATATCAGTTTTAAATTTTGAGTAAACAATCCATCTGAGAATATATTTTCAATTTGTAATATACGATACAATCCGGTATACCAGAAGTTAGTAAAATTATAATCACCATCTGGAAAATCACCATCAGGATATTTTATATCTACTGTACAATACTGTGGTACATTATTCCAACGAGTCCCCCCGTCTAATGTTTGTGTTACAGGATCTGTACCAGCTATCAAATTAGGATTACCTGTTATGTTTAACACAGCTTCAATATTTTGATATGCTGCATGATTCGATAGCCGCGCTCGATATGATAATGTAGCTTCAGCATTTTTGGTATGTCTTGCATAAACATCACGAGACTGTGGATTATAGAATAGTACAGATTTTGGTCTAATCTTATCCAGTTTGTTTATTTTAGTTACACTACCTGCAGCACCACGACCAGTACCACTACCAACACTATTGTTAATAGTGTCATCTTGACTTGTCATCGTTCCTTGAATAGTCAAAGTCTGTAAGAATGCAATACCAATATCCATTCGCATTTGAAAGTCTTGTATATCAACGTTATGACCGGTAAAGATATATTCAAAGTTAATAGTTTGATTAGAAGCTGCTAACTTATCATTTGTATCTTGATTATATTTTGGTGCAGGTGGTGTAGCATTTAGCGCTTGTACTGCAGCTGTTGAATTCTGTATTTGTTGTAACCTTGCCGCAACTTTATCTTTATTACCTGGAGTAGCTTTCGTTAATTGACGATCAACAGGGTTAAATACAGAACCATCTTCTAATAATTGATTACCATTAGGTAATATCATAA